TTGGACGACACCTGCCCTCCTTTTTTATGAGGGCAAAAGAGGGTTTTGACCAAAACAGCAAACGGGGGAACTCCAGCACTCGGCCATGACGCGTAAACTCAGCAACCTCGAGATCGGCACAGCCTTGAACATCACGCCGCAGCGCGTGAGCGTGCTCAAACGCGAAGGCCTTCCCACTGACAGCATCGAAGCCGCCCTGGCATGGCGGGCTCAACGCGAAGAGCAGCGCAAGGCGAAGGCCCCGAAGGCGGCGCCGGCGCAGCTCGACGACGGGACGCTGGCCGACACGATCAGCGAACACCGGGCGCTCGTCGGTCGGGCCCGCGGCGTGTGGCTTGCGTCGATGGAGGGCGGAGACCCCAATCAAGGGAAGTATCAAACCGCATACAACCAGAGCCTCAAGACCCTCGTCGCCCTCGAGGAGGAGCAGGAGCGTCGTCTCATCCTGGCTAAGGACTACATCGCCGCAAAGGAAGCGACGGAGGCCATGCGTCAACTGATGGGCGAAGTCGTCAACCGCCTCGACAAGCTGGCCCTCGACGTGGCCGAAGGGTGTAACCCTGAGAACCCGGCCAAGGCCGTGAAGGCGCTAGAGACTTGGGTACGCAAGACGAAGGCCGACCTCTCCGCGAACGATGAAGAAGCGTAAGCCCAAGCCCAGGCGCAAGCCGATGCCGAAGCCGTCGCGTCCGTTCAAGCGCAAGCCGAGGAAATGGTCGGAGTTGTCCGACGAGCTGTATCGTCTGCTTAAGGAGGCAGGCCTGTATGAATAAGACCGACCTTCTCCGCGTAGGCCGTGACGTGCTCAAGCCGTCCGACTCCGGCGACGTGGTCGAGTGGCTCGAGGAGAACGTGCTAGCCATCCCTGACTCGCCGATGCCCGGGCCGTTCCGATCGGAGCGCACGCCGTGGATCGCGGAGGCCTTGCGCATCGCCGCCGACCCCGAGACGCGGATGCTCACCGTCCTCGCCAGCATCCAGTCCGGCAAATCCCTCTTCGCCCGCCTGTTTACTTGCCACATCATCGCAAACGCTCCCGGCCCTACCGCGGTATTCCAAAGCACGGATGCGGAATCTAAGGACTTCGCCCTTCGCTACATGCGGCCCGTCTGGAACAACTGCCCGCCGGTGAAGGCCCGCATCTCGGTCGACGACATGGATCGCTCGACGACGACGGACTTCGACCGCATGACGCTCTACTGCCGCGGCCTGTGGAATGAGGCCAACCTTCAGCGCCTGTCCCTGCGTTACACCATCGCCGACGAATGCTGGATGGCACCGCCAGGTCACCTTGCCGAACTGAGCGCGCGCGTGACGGCGTTCGGCTGGATGGGGAAACGCATCTTCATGTCGCAGGGAGGTCGGGCTGGGCAGGAGTTCCATCAGCTGCACGAGACGACCGACCAGCGTGATTGGAACTTCAGGTGTGTCCGATGCGACACGCTCCAGCCCTGGTTATGGGAACAGGTCAGGTTTCCAGACTCGGCCAAGACGACGGGCTCATGGGATTTGCAGATGGTCAGCACCGGCACGACCTACGAATGCGCCTCATGCCAGGAGCGACTCCCAGACAACAACGCCACGCGCCTCGAAGCGAACCGACGCGGCGCCTTTGTGGCTACGGCATCGGCCGCAAACTCCGGGCACATCGGGCTCCACTGGAACAGCCTTGCGACGATGAGCTGGGGCGAGCTGGCCGTGATGATGATCAAGGCGAAGGAGGCGGCTGATGTCTACGGTGACGAGGACGGTCGTCGCCAATTCAAGCAGAAGCGGCTGGCTCTCAGCTGGGCCGAAGAGGGCGGGGAGATTGTGAACATCGCCCAGGCTGCGAACTACAACATGACCGACGACTGGGAAGGCGAGTCAGTCATCACGCCGAAGGGCAGGGTCGTCGACCGCGAGGGAGCGCCCGAAGGCTCGTTCCCGTTCCGCACGGCCGGCATCGACGTGCAGCGAGGTTTCTTTTATTGCGTCATCCGCCGATGGAGCCGCACGGGGCATAGCCGCCTGAAGGCCTTCGCGAAGATTGACACTTGGAACGACCTCGAGGCCTTCGTGAAGAAACACCAAGTACATCAGGCCCTGGTCATGGTCGATGCGGGAGACCAGGCGCAAGACGTATACCGCCAGACCGCGGCCCGTGGGTGGAAGTGTGCGAAGGGGTCAGGCAACGAAGACTTCAGCGTGACGGCTAAGGACGGTAAGACGACCCGCCGCTTTTATTCCGACAAGCAGACGATCATGGTGCCCGGTCTCCAGACGCGGGCCGTCCTGATCGTGTGGTCGAACCTCGCCGGCAAAGACCTCCTGCACGGCCTACGCTCTCGGAAAGTATTCACCTACTCCCTTGACGCTGGTCAGGACTACGTCGACCAGATCAACGCCGAAGTCCGCGTGAAGGACAGGCGCACGGGGAAGCCCCAGTGGCTGTTGCCCCAGGGGAAGAAGGACAATCATGCTTTCGACTGCGAACTCCTCGGCCTCCTGGCGGCCGTCCGTTGGGGCATCGTCGGCAAGGAAAGCACCGAAACCGACTTGCCTTCCGCGTGAACCCGGGGACACTTCACCTAAGCGGCGGCGCCGATAGTTGCGGGAAGAAGAGCTCGTGGCGTGGATATGGGCGTCGCCGCCCCCTTCGTTGCCAATTACCGCAAGATTAAATGGCACAAGGTATCTTCATCGGCCTGACGGAATGCGAGCTTCTCGACCTCAAGGCGAAGGCCCTTTCGCTCATCATGGACGGAAAGACCCTCATGTCTTACTCGGACTCTGGCTCTTCGGCGACCAAGCAGTTCGCTTTGCCTCCGAAGGAGATGCTAAACGAAGCGATGTTTGCCCTGTCCCGTCTCGACCCGCGCAAGTATGGTCGCCGTAACACGATGATCTACTCCCGCTGGGACAATCGTTACGAATAATCTATGGCCCCCCGCAAGAAAGACACGAAGCCCGCCAAGCCTTCCGCGAGGAAGAAGCAGACGACCGCGCCTCAGGCCGCCGCGTCGAACGGGGCCACGTTCAACAACCAGTACAGCGGGAACCAGTGGGGTTCGACCGTCCAGACGTACGCCCGCCGGGTCATCTACGCTCCGCAGCCGGATGACCTTCGTCGCGACCTTGCGCCATGGGATCGCAACGAGATGGTCAAGAAGTGCCGATGGGCCGAGCGGGAGTCAGCCCTGTTCCGTCAGATCCTGAACGACCTGTGTATTTATGTTACGGGTGACGGAATCCGCCCTCAGTCCCATGCCGATAATCCCGAGACCGCTCGCCTGTATGAAGAATACTTTGAGCGTGAATCGAAGCGCATCGACGTCTCCGGAAAGTCTTTCGGCCAGTGTCAGTCCATCCTCATCCGCGCGCTCATCCGTGACGGCGACGCCTTCGCCCTGAAGGTAGTCAACGGTGACCGTGCCCAGGTGCAGATCATTGAGGCCCACCGCGTGGGCGACCCTACTGACGCCGACACCCCTGCGGACTGCTGGGACGGCATCGGCTTCGGCAAGTACAACGAGCCGATTTACTACAACGTCTACAAGGCCGACGGCTCCTCCAAGAAGGTCGAAGCGCAGTCCGTCATGCACATCGTCGACATGGAGACCGCATCGGGCTCCCGCGGCGTGCCGGTTCTTCAGTCCTCGCTCAATAGCATCCAGGACGTGAAGGAGATTCTCGAGCTCGAGCGTCGGGCCGTGAAGGACAACGGGGACGTTACCCGCGTCATCAAGAAGGGCTCCGGCTTCCTAGACGACGATGCGGCCTCCGAGATCGCGTCGAACCACAACTCCGCCGAGAACATCGCCAGCCAGATGGGCGGCAAGGCAATCGTCATGGAGGCCTCGGACTCTTTCGAGTCCTTCGAGAGCAAGCGCCCGAACAGCACGTTCGTCGGCTTCCTTGCGGCGCTGGAGAAGGACATCTGCTCAATCCTGCCTTATGAGTTCGTTAAGGACGTGACGACCGCCGGCGGAGCCGGTGTTCGCTTGGTCACGGCCAAGGCCGCCCGCGTCTTCGGCAAGTACCAGAACGTGATCATCGAGTCCTTCTGCGAACCGACCTGGGAGTACATCATCGCCGACGGCATCGCCAAGGGCGAGATCCCTGACGACCCCCGCTGGTGGGCGACCTCCTGGACGACCCCGAAGAGCGTCACCGTGGATGCTGGCCGTGATTCGGCGAGCGACCGGGCAGACCTCGACCAGGGCCGAGTGTCTTTCAGTGAAGACTTCTCCGTACGGGGAACCGACTTCGAGACCGAGATGCGCAAGCGTGCCGACAACATCGCATACATCATGCGCCTTGCCAACGAGCGCGGCATCCCGTTCGAGACTCTCTACCGACCCACGAACACCCCCATGGGCGCCGTGGCCGCAGCTGAAACCCCTCCGCCTTCGACCCTTTAACAAATGACCCGCTTCCTCTCCCATGCACTCAAGGGCCGTGAGCCGATGCTCATCGACCCGTCCAAGGCCCAAGACTTCGCGGTCATGGCCGAGAAGTTCGGCTTCTCCGACATGCTCGCCCAGATCTTCGGCGTGGCCCCTGCGCCGTACGTCCAGAACGGCGTGGGCGTCATCCCCATCGTCGGTTTGATTTCCAAGGGAGTCTCGCCTCTGGAGCGTATGATGGGCGTGACGGACGTTAACGAAATCTCTGCCACGCTCGACGCGATGGCGGCCGACCCTGCGGTCGAGAAGATTGCCTTTAACATCTCTTCCCCTGGCGGCACGGTCACCGGCGTCGAAGAGCTCGCCAACAAGATCCGCGACGTGGGCAAGCCGACCATGGCCTATACTGACTCCGAGATGGCTTCGGCTGCTTACTGGCTCGGCTCTCAGGCCGATCGCGTCGTCGCATCCCCCTCGGCCACCGTCGGCAGCGTGGGCGTCTACATGGCAATCCCTGACATGTCCAAACTCTACGAGTCCCAGGGCGTGCGCATGGTCGTCATCAAGTCCACGGGCTCCCCGCTCAAGGGCGCCGGCATCGAGGGCACGTCCCTCTCCGACGAGCAGATGGCCGACCTCCAGGCTTCGGTCGACGGCATCCATGAAGACTTCAAGGCCGCCATCCGTGCAAAGCGCAAGATGGTCGCCGACTCCGCCCTCCGCGGTCAGGTCTTCTCCGGCAAGCAGGCCGCCGCCCAGGGCTTGGTCACTGGTCTGGCCGACTCCTTCTCCAAGGCCCTCGCATCTTTCTAATCTTATGCCCCGCATCTTCACTGATATCGACGACACGATCCTGAAAGACGGCCAGCCCGTCGAGCGCGTCATCGACTACATCGACGAGACCGCCGAAGAGGTGGTCGTCCTGACCAACCGCCCGGAGTCCGACCGCGAGAAGACCGTGGCCGACCTCGCCGCCACTGGTCTCGAGTACCAGGAGCTGATCATGAATGACGGCACCGAAGAGGCCCCGGCCTTCAAGGCCCGCGTCATCAAGGAACGCCTCGACGCCGGCGAAGTGGTCGACCTGTTCATCGACAACCGCGCCGACGTGCGTGACGCTGTCGCCGCCCTGGGCGTGGAAGTCATGGATCCGGCCGCCGTGCCTGAGGTCGTCGAAGAGGAAGAGGAAGTCGAAGATGAGGTCGAAGAGGCCGTCGTCCCCTCGGCCAAGGTTGCCAATTTCCGCAGGACTAGCATGACCATCGAAGAGCAACTCGTCCAGGCCGCCGCCTCGCTTGCGGGCCTTACCGCTGAACGCGACGACCTCCGCACCACTGTCGAGAAGATGACCGTCGGCGCCTCCGCCGAACTGGAATCCCTCAAGGTGGAAGCCGCCGCTTCGTCCTCCAAGGTCGCCGAACTGACCGCCGCCCTGGAAGCCTCCGCCAAGGAAGCCTCCGAGCTGAAGGCCAAGGTCGCCGAGCTCGAAGGCTCCAAGGCCACCGCCTCGAAGGAAGCCGCGAAGATTGTCGCCTCCTTCGGCACCGAGCCCGTCGAACTCCCCAAGGGCGACTCCCCGGTCAAGATGAGCAACGCCGACATCAAGGCCGCTTATCTCGCTCTCCCTGCTGGTCAGGCCCGCATCGCGTTCTTCAACGCGCATAAGGCCGCTCTCATTTCCCTCTAACCCTCACTCCCTAACACACAACTATGGCTACCGTCCTCCCTACCGCTCCGGCTATCCTGTCTGACTACATCGTCCAGACCGTCGCCGGCAAGCTGCCCATCCTCAACAACATCTCCGTCAACCTCTCGGCCTCCGTCGGCCGCGCTGGCAAGACCGTCTTCGTCCCGATCATGGGCGCCGGCGAAGCTTCGGAGTTCAACAAGGCCACCAACACCCTCGCGGATGTCGATGGAGCCACGATGACCAACTCCTCGGTCACCCTGAAGCACTTCAAGTACGTCGACGAGTTCTCGCCCCTGGACATCCAGGAGTACGGCATGCAGTACCTCATCAACGCTTACGCGAAGACCGCCGCTCAGGCCATCGTCGACAAGTGCTGGGCTGAAATCGGCGCCGTCTTCACGACCGCCAACTTCGCCACCGAAGAAGTCGTGGCCCTCGCCGACTTCGGCTACGACGACGTCGTCAACGCTCAGTTCCTCCTCGACACGGCCAAGGCCGGCGAACCCCGCTCCTTCCTCGTGGGCAACGGCTACCTGAAGAGCCTCCGCAATGACGCTAAGATCTACGGCTCCCTCAACCCGGCTGCCAACGCCGTCGTGACCTCCGGCTCCATCGGCCAGGTCTCCGGCATGGACATCTACCAGTGGAACCAGATCCCCGCCGTGGAAAATCTGGCGGGCGTGGCTATCGGCCCGGATTCTTTGCTGGTCGCGACTGGTGTGCCCATGGCTGAAATCGCCGGCTTCAACGCCAGCGTCGCCACGGCTGAGTCGGGTCTCTCCGTCCAGGTTCTCGTCGGTCAGGCTGAAACGGGCAACATCCGTTGCATCGCTCAGATCCTCATCGGCGCGAACAAGGGCCGCGGCACCTCGGCCGTCCGTTACGTCACCGCCTAATCGGCCTGACATCGAAAACGGGGGCTCCGCAAGGGGCCCCTTTTTTGTGCCTGTTTGCCAATGGCCGCAGGGTTATGAGTTTATACTCTGAGTTCCTGCCTGACGCGAAGGAGATGATCGCGGACTTCGGCGTCGCCGGTTCGGCCAACTCTGGAGCGATTACATTCAAGTGCCTCATCTCCGACCCGGCCGTTCAGACCGTGCTCGAGGCTGGGGGCTATATGGAGCGAACCCAGTACAACGTCCGTCTCCCCGCCGCAACGGCCTCCTGGAGCCTCCCAGACGGCTCTACGGGGGCATCCACGGCCATCATCGTGTCGGGCTCCCCCATCGCATCCCTTGCCCAGGGCAAGAAGATCGTGGCCGGCGGGAAGACCGTCCGCATCACGACCCAGACCTACAAGCCCGGGTCGGCGTGGGTCACGCTCGTCGTCATCGACGACAACCAGTAATGCCCTCGAAGGTCTCCATCGAGCCGAAGTCCTTGGCGGAGTTCGTGGAGGCCTGCCGCCAGTTCGCAGCTGGGATGAAGATTACCATGCGCGACGCAGTCCTCGAGCAGGGCATGCTTGCCTGTCAGGATGCGGCCAAGTTCACCCCTCCCCTTCCCCGCGGCGGGGGCAACGGCCTGAGCCCTGGGGCGAAGAAGGCGGGCTTGAGGGCGGTCGCCGGAGACATCTCCAAGATCTTCGTGGCCGCAAACGACTCTTCGGAAAGGGGCGTTGCTGGAAACATCGTCAACCAAATGGCCTTTGCAGTGAAGACGGGCGACTTCGGCATGTTCACCCGCCTGACTGACGGCGGCAAACTCTCTGGCATGCTCGGCCAGCGCAGCATCCTCTCCAAGATCGCGGCGGACGCCGACAAGCAGCGGGCCTTTGCCAAGGCCAAGAACTTCCTGAACAGGGCGAACCCCGTGAAGAGCGAATACGGCACTCCGGGTTTTGTGCGTGACCTTAGGCCCATTCATAACCAGGTCAAAAGCCGCTTCGGCGGACGCATAAAGAAAGGGCAACGTGCCATCTCTGCCAAGTTACTCGTGCAGGATAAGAACGAGCTTAAGGAATATATTGAGGCCCGGCAGAAGATGGTCGGAGCCGTCAAGTCCGGCTGGGCGAAAGGTATGGCAAGTCTTCCTCGACCGAAGGACATGAACGGCCAGCAGGGCGAACCTGGCGCCGAGCTGCGCAAGGCAACTTGGATTACCTCGCATTCCGGCGTGGCCGGCAATAGTGTGACCACATTCACTGACAAAATCGCCGAAATCGCCGTGACCAACACCCTAGGCAACATCAACGGCATCGCCGACGAGGCAGGAGTCCTCGGCCTAGTCTACGGCAACCGCGTGAAGCAGATGCCCGCCATGATGCGTCATCGCATGAAGAAACCCGTAAACAAGTTTAACAAGAAATAACCATGTCCAACTCCATCCGCCACGTCGTCGAGTCGACCCTCGCGACCTATCTCTCTACGCAGACCGGCCTTGCCGGCGTCCAGATCCTGACGGGCGACAGCGCCGTGACGCAGACCCTGCCCAAGGCGGTCGTCCTCTGCGACTCTGCCCGGGCCCCTGGCGACCTCCCCGAGGGCCTCGGAAATTACGAATGCTCGGTCCGCATCACCCTGTTCTCGAACGCCGACGACACGACGCTGGCCGTCCATCGCGAGCGCTGCGCCGCCCTATCGGACTGCATGAAGAGCCTCGACCTTATCCAGGCGGCCTTCGCTGCCACGAGCGGCGCTGCGCTCTGTTACGACGTGACCTACCGATCGGAAGACGAGGGTATCGACGAACGCTCCTGGGCGACCTCGTTTGCCTTCGACATCCTGACCTGTCTCGACCCCGAGTAGGTTGCCAATTAGGGCAGGAGTAAGATGAGTCTAACGAACAAAGGCGTCACATGCTTTTACGGAATTGGCCTAAACCAAGTGACGGCGCTTTTCGTGCAGTCCTATACTGTCACCTCTGCGTTCAACAACACGGCCACGGTAGTTAACGAATCTGGCGAGACCGTCACCGCTCGTTATGACGACATCCGCTCCGAGATTACCGTCGAAGGCGTGGCAAAGGCCGCAACCATTCCTGAGCTCGGCGGGACTCTGACATTCATCGCCAAGACCAATTCCGCTTATCCGAATGGCGCCGCTTCGCTCACCTTCAAGGGAACGATCACTAAGGTCGACGACCGCGGCAGCTCGAAAGGGTTTGTCAGCGTCTCGGTTACTGCTGAGTCGTTCGAGTACATCAACTACACTCCGACGCCTCCGGCTTGACACTCCTGATATGGGAGTAGGCTAGGGGGAGTGGATAGACGCTTCCTGAATGCCCACATCGACCCGGCGCCTTTTCGGTTGCTGGGTCGAACTCTTTACCCCTGGTCCATGAAGTATCGGGTTCGTCTGCATGCTTTCGACTCACCGTTAGTTAATGGGGATCGCGGCATCACGCCCGCCGACCTCCTCTTCGCCTGTCAGGTATGCGCCGAGGAACCGCTGGGCAAGGTCGGATTTGTGGACAAGATTCGACTAATTTATTTAGCCAACAACCCAGACAGGTTTGGGATACTGCTTCAGTTATTTTCTGACTACATACTGATTCATGATTGGCCTAAGTTCTGGGAGCAGGACGCGAAGAAAAGCGGGGGAAGCAAGGGCATGCCTTGGCCAATGATGGTCGTCGCGAACCTAGTGGCGAACGGCGTGCCTTATAAGCAGGCGTGGGAGATGCCGGAGTGTCAGGCCATCTGGCTGAACGCGGCCTTCGCCATGCGCAAGGGCGTCGACGTGGCGATCATGTCGCCAGAGGAGGAGGCCTTCGTCGAGTCTGAGCTGCAGCGCGAGGGCGAAGCGGCCAAGGACGTTGCCAATCCAGCAGGGTAAAGAGCCCATGGCCCAAGACCTTACCGTAAACATCAAGACGACCTCCGACGTCCCTGAAGCCATGGGCAAGGCCAAGACGGCCGTGACAGGATTCGACAAGCAGCTCCAGGACATCCGCAATAAGTTCGGGACTTCTTTTAAGGACATCTTCCTCTCAGCCCTCGGCCCTATGGCGCTTGTGGCTTCTGCTACTGCTTTCATCGGCAAAATTATTGCGGACAATCAAAAGAAACAGGAAGACGCAAATCGAGCTGCGATTGAAGGCACTAATGCTCTGATGTCTGCCGAAGACCGTTACTACGCCAATAAGCTTAACAATGAGAAAAAAGACAAAGATACCGTAGAGCAAGCTGCGGCTGCCCGTGAAAAGGTGACTAAAGATTTCCTAGAAAACGATCCTAGGGGTAAGCAAATGTATGACCAAGAATATCGAGATAGGTACTTCGGTCATCCTTTTAAGAAAACCAAGGGTGGCATCATCGCCCAAGACCCGGAGATTCAATCCAGGGTTCAGGCAATCCTCGCTGAGGACATGAAAAAAAACCCGATTGCTCAGGAAGCAGCAAAGGAAGCCGAGAAGAAGTCCGGCACGTTCAAAGGCCCCGAAGGCTTCAACAGCGTGATCGGCGTCGGCGCTAACCCGGTCATGGAAGCCATGACCAAGCAGCTGGAAGAGCAGCAGAAGCAGACTGCCCTACTTGAGCAAATCGCCAACGGTGGCGGCTCCGGCGGCGTCCCCGTGGACTTCACCAAAAAGCCTTATCGTGAAGGCTATGGTGACCAAATGTAATTTACTACAATGTCTCTTATCAACGCAGGTAACAACCTAGAAGACCCTGTCATTCAGGCGAGCTGGACAATCAACGGAGACGGCTACGGCCTGATTACGTCGACGACCAGATATAAGTGCGACCATACGGTCGACCTCCAGGAGTTCGTCGAGCGAGGACAGCCTCACCCGGATCCGGCTTATACGTTCCTCACCGTAAATAAATACGCCATCAGCTGGGACGCCCTGGGCATCGCCACCGTGATTATGGACTACGCCGGCATCGACCCCAGTTTTAATGAAGGAGAAGTCACCAACCCTAATTGTTCAGGCGCGAACGGACTGACTGCCCAGAATATCACCAGCCACGTCAACTTTTTCACAGCAGTAGAAATCTTTGGCGGTGTCATCGCGGGCGCGGCGCCTTACGCACAGGACACTTTGAACAACCTTGCGCCTATCGTAAACGGGCAACCAGCTTTCATTGGCCAGAACGGTGCTTGTTTTGAGAAGGCGAGCGGCGGCCGCTTCATCGGCTTCGTAGATCCGGCTTACCCTAGCCTTTACGGCAAGACCCAGTACCTGGCCCCCACTTCGACTTATTCTGGCATTATCTACATGAAGAATGAAGAAGATGTCACGACCCTCATGGCATCCCTTGGGGGTACCACTTCGGATGAAAATTGGGGGACGATTACCCTTCTTCCGTCGTGGGCCCCAATTGGAACAGGAGTTTACGGAAACAAGAACCTTCTATCCCAGGTCAACGTGGAAGAGTACGCGGCCATTTTCAAGGTCATGTATGAAATCCGATATAACGACGAAGGATGGGATCAGAAGGTCTACCAGCCGCTTAACTAAAAGATGAGCATCCAGCCCGGGGTCGGTTACACTTTCACGTCCTCTGGACTTGGGACGAACCTGAATATCGAGCAGCCTTGGAGCGAATGGGATCCCAGCGTCGCGCGTATTGATTTGATGCCCCAGCAGTTCCAGCTGCGGAGCATCCGCGTCGGCACGACCAACAAGCTGCAGATGGCCAAGGGCACGGTCGCCTTTACGCAGAGCAACATGCCCCGCGTCCGCCTTGGCGGCCATTACGACCAGCGCCAGACGTGGATCAGCAAGGTCGCCGCCTACGGTGAGGGCGTTACGGCTACGGCCGGCGAAGGGTCGACTCTATGGATGGAAGCGGGCGGATACTATAACATCACGGTGGCGGGGACGTACTACGTCACGGTCAGCAAGTTCGACATCAACCAGTCGAACGACGACACCGAGTCCGCCCTCCTCAACGCCGAGGCCCCTTGGGTTTCTATCTTCCCCGTCGGTGACCCTATCGAGTCGGCCATCTTCTCTGAGACCGGGCCGTCTGAGTACGTCAACAAGACGAACATGCAGAAGATGGTCGGCTATGACGCCATGTCTACCGGCCTCTCTGGCGACTGGGGCAACTGTCACACGACCTGGTTCAACCCGGTCAAGTGGGGCTACTCCGTCAAGCTCATCGCCATCGTCACGGCCAGCTCGGCGCCTGTAGGCGGGGGCATGGTCTTCGCCATCGACCAGCACATCGTCGGCCCTATCGACCTTCAGATCCCCGTGCTGTTCATCGGGACGACCCTGTGCAACCAAGACGACCTGAACGAGACGAACGACCCTTACAACCAGAACAAGGACTCCGACCCTGCCTGGTCTTTCATCGTCAACGCTGACACCCTCACCGCGCTGAACGAAATCACCCCCGCGAACGATGACTGGTTTCAGGAGTTCGTCGGTCCGGCCGACTGGACTTCGATTAACTACATCGGCCTTACCGCGGGAAGCTGCGCGGCGCAGGACGACGGCGAAGTGTGCATCCATCCGTTCTACACATATCCTCGCATCTTGAAGCCAGACCCGACCGACCCGGCGACTTTCCTTTACCGCGCCAACGTCTGCGGAGGCATGGTCAACAACCTCATTCCCTGGAACAACGACGGATTACTTGCAAGCAGGGTCAAGTTACCGACGAGCATCGACTTCCTTCCTTTGCTCGGAACGGTACACATTTACATCCGCCTTGGAACGGAAGCATACGAGTCTAGCAACCCGGTGTTCCCTGTAACCGACGATACGGACGAATACTATCCTGTCCTCGTTCAGTACCCTGCCAACACGCCGGAGGAGATTGAGGCTCTCCCGGTGGATACAGACGAATATTGCTACATGCTTATGGCAGTAGCGCGCAACGTCGGCGACCCGGAGAACTTCATCATCGACCAGATGGTCAGCGGATCGCTGTGGGTCGACCGCATCAAGACAGGCTCTTCCACCGCTCGATACTACTGGGCTAGGGTCTGATGGGCTACATCATGGGAGACAACGAGACGTTCTGCACATGGGGAGCCATGCGTATTCCGTTCTACAATTCCCGGTGGTCGGACAACGAACCTCCGCCTAACTATTT